CCGCCGCTCTGCACATACGGCAGCGGCCAGATTACGAGGCTCATCCGAACCTGCGCGAGGACATGTGGCGGTGACGCATCCGGGATGCATTCACGTTCGCAATCACCGGGATCGACACGGTGATGCCGCAACGATTGGTACTAGCGGCCGAGATCGTGTGATTCCCAGCGCCTAACTGTCCGCTCGTACCCTGCTCGATGGCTGGCGAGGTCCTCGTGACTATGTAAAGGCCGTGCGCAGGGCTGTTCTGCCCGACGTCGACGCGCTCACTAAAGCCCCCCGCCGCTGACACGGTCTCGACAGGGTTTGCGCCGTCGCTCGTGTAGCCAGCGACGCCAACGATGAAATTGTGCGGATAGCCGCGCTGAACTAGTCCCGGAGTGGTAAGCGTAGTGCTAGAGGCTGTATCGCTGAAATATGCGTTGCCTGTATTTCTCATACCGCACGCGCCCATAATTGAAAAACCGAACCCAGGGCCTTTTTGCGACAAGCCATTGGCGCCGAGGAACACGCCGAAGGTCTGCGATGTGTACGCAGCGTTCCCCGGCAACGTCAGCCCGGCGAACGAACTCGGAACATTCCCGACCAGGAGGGCCGCGACCAAAACTCCGAACCCGTTCCCGCTGTCGTAGCCGGCATCGAGAATCACCCACCCATCACCAGCGTCCTTCGCCAGAGTGCAATCGGCTCCGACTACATAAGCGCCGAGGATGATTAGTCCGCCGCCTCCGGCGGGGAATACGACAGCAATGTTGCTCGACGAAGTTGAGGTCTGCTTTGTGCCGGTGCCCAAGAGCTGGTCGAAGACGATGCTGGTCGGATTCTGTCCCCCGATGACCGACATGAGCCGCTAGTCTTGCAAGATCGAGTAGCTGAAAATGAGGTCAGTTGTGCTGACGTAGGTCGGCGTCGCGCGCACAACCGCCACGGCATAGAGGTTCGCCGTACCGTTGCAGATAAAGGGCAGGCCCACGTTAATCAGCGTCGAATGCGAGTTGAGCGGCGTTCCCGGCCATGCTTGGTTGTACGGCCCAATGCTGACGACGCCGATGCAGTTCGCCATGTCGCCATCGCTCATCGCGACAGCGTTGTTATCGCTCGCAACCGTCACCGACTGATCGAAGAACAGAATGTCCATCGCGGCGCGCTGGGCCTGCGTCTTGTCCAGCACGGTGATCGACTGAACGATCCCCGAGCCGCCGGACTCGCGGGCCGCATCGGTCAGCGTTTGCAACCCGCCGAGCACGTCGCCCGACGTGTAGGCCGGGCTCGTCGAGATCGTCGGCGTGTTCTGGATGCGCTTTTGCACCGGCGCCGGCCGCACCCACATGCGCCCCGAGGCGTCGACGTTGAGCGTCGAGTAATCACCGTCCGTCCCTGAGCCAACCGCCGCCGCGTCTCTGCGCACCGCGAGCGCCATGATCCCGGCGTCAGCGGAAACATGCGCATCGTCTTCCAGGTGCCCGATCGGCGCGGTCGATCCGACCTTCCCCGCAACCAGCTTGGCGCGCGGGTAGTAGACGGCGGAGACATCCTCCGCCGCCATCGTCGTGCCGGACCCGGCAGTGATCTGGATATTGTCGCTCATGGGCGCTTTACTCCGCCGCCTTCAACGCCTCCAGAACCGCCCGGCGGCTCTTGAGCATGGCGCCGATCAGCTCGCGGGCTTCCACCTCGGGCACATCCTTGAAAGCGAGGTTGCCGAAGCCGACCCATTGCGCAGCCCTCGATTCGAGTTCCGCGACGCGTTGCGTCTCCTGCTCGAATCGGGCAAGTTTCCCGTTGATCGCGCCGAGCGCTTTTGAATTCTCTTGCGCGATCGCCACGACCGGGACCGTCTCGCCGGGAAAGATCCCGTCCTCCTGCGTCGTGGAGGCGGCGATGATTGCCTCTCGCTCAGCGACGAGCGCCGCGACGAAGGGCTCTGCTGATGTCAGCCGCGCCCGCTGGATCGCCAGCTCGGCGGCTGCGTCTGCCTTGTCAGCGACCTGCCGATCCAGAAACCCGAGGTACTGCTCGAGGTTCTTGACGTAGGCCGCAGCGGTTGCGATCAGCGCGTCTTTTTCGTTCGCGTTCACGGTCGCTCTCCTAGATCAAACAGGCGACGCGCGGTAGAAACCAGCCGCAGCTATCTGCGCTGTAATATCGCTGCCGTCGGGCGTGACCGCGAAATCATGCAGCGAGAGCGGCACCAGGTTCGTATCGTTGCCGCCCGTGGTGTCGTTGTCGTACGCAATGATGATGTCGGTCCACGCCGTGCCGGCGGCGACCGCGGTCCAGGTCTGGTCCGGGATGTCGAGATCGACTCGATCGTTCGTATCGTCAGGAGAGAACGCGACGATGTCCGAGTCGGTCAGCGTCTTGCGCGCGTAGTTGGTGTTCGTGACCTCGTTCGCGGTGCCACCGAGCAGCGTCGAAATGTCGTCACGGTCGCGCATCGTCGCGTCCGTGTCGCCGTTCGCGTCGATCACGATCACGATCAGCGCCGAGTTCGCAGGGTCGTTCGAATCCACGCGGTTGTAGAGCTCAGCAACGCGGCCTAGCGCGATGTTGAATACGAGATTCGCGCCGACGAACATCGGCCCGACAAACTCGGCGGTCGGCGTGTGTCCCGAGAAGGCCGCCGCGATCGCCAGCGCAATTGCCGCGAGCGCGGGCTTGACCGAAGTCTCCACCTTCTCGCAATAGTAGAAGTTGTCGCGCCGGTAGCCGGCGGGGTTAGACGCGTCCGGCGACTTTACGTCCTTGAAGTTCGCTGCGATATATTCAAGCGCCGACGGGCCGTCATCGACGGGCTTGTTGTCGTGGCAGCAGTAGTACCCGGGCGTGCGGACTATCCTGTATTGGACGGCGTCCTTGCCCTTGCCGATGGAAATGAGGCCGTTTGCCATCGAGAGCCATCCTTCGGCCGCACCGCGCTCGATGACGCTTGGCGAGAAGTGCTGCACCTTCTTCGCGCTCAGCACACGAACGTCAGCAATGGCGCCAGGAGCTACGTCGACAACTTTCCCTTCCTTGTTCCGCACCAGCTTGTCCTGATGAAAAACCTTCTTCAGTTTCATGTGAAACTCCTTTTCGTCATTGGTTTGTGCCGCCCTGCTGCCTACGTCTGCCTCTCGAACGCGAGCCAGGTGTTTGCGACGTGCACGATCGGCGCGCCGCAGGCGGCGAGCTCATCCAGCGTCTCGGAGACCTCGACGGCCCCCAGGCCGTTGTCGTCGTGGAAGATGATGATCCCGCCCTTACGCACAACCACCTTCGCCAGGTCGTAGTCGTTCAGCACGCCGGCGCGCGAATGATCGGCGTCGATGAACGCGACATCCGCGAGCGGCAGGTCATCGGGCGCCAGGTCGAACGCACCGCGCGGCCGCACGATCAGCTGAAAGCGTGAATCCTCGAGCGCGTACTTGCCTGGCTCCGCCGGCACCTCTTTTCGCTGGCACTCCCTGATCGTCACGTAACCGGGCAGCACGTCGATCCCGACATAGCGCTCGATCGACGGCACGTTGAGCAGCAGCGTCGCGGCCGCGCGGCCCTCGTTGCAGCCGAACTCGATCATCGTCCGCGGGCTGACGCTCGCGACCAGGGCGACCAGGCGATCGAGCTCTCCCGGGTTGAAGAACCGCGGCGGGAACTCAGGCAGCTTCGCCGGCGGCGCGTCGATGCTGATCGTCTGCCTGCTCGTCTTCGGTTGCGCCAATCCCATCGAGAAATCTCCTGACTGCGGTTATCGCGCGCGGCATGTCGATCGCCTTGCGGCACGCATGCGTGTGGCTCCAGCACGGGCATGGGCTGATCGGCTCGATCGGCAGCCACGGCGTGACCCGTGCGCCGGCGGAGAACGACTTCGCATCCTCGTACCCGCCGAAGACGGTGATCGCCGGCGTGCCCACGGCCTGCGCGAGCAGCACCGCGAAGCCAGGCGCCGAGAACACGAGCGCCGCTCGATCGAAGAGCCCGGTCAGCACCTCGAAGTCGAGCTCGCCGGCGTGATACGCGACGTCCGCCTCGAGCTGCGGCCCGACTGTCCATTCGACGCCAGGCACGAGATCCGCGACAGACACGACGAAGAAGCGCTTGCGGATCGCGCGCAGGATCTCAACGTACGACGCTGGATCCGGGTTGCGGGTCGTCGCCCCGCCCCATTCCTTGCGCGCCACGAGCGGCCTGTAGACCAAGATCGGGCGCTTCGTCCGAAAGAGCTGATCCGCCTTCCTGCGCCAGGCCTGCGGCACCGGCATCCGGAAGTCGCCTACCCGAACGCCGCACACTTCGGACATAGCGCCTAGCACCGAGCCCGCCGCCTTCACCTTCTCCGGTGAGTAGCTCGGCCTGAGCTCCGGCGTCCCCGACGGCGCTCTGCCGCCGCGATAGAGCTCCGCGGACCGTACCTCGTTCTTCGCCTGCGTCCGCAGGGTCGACGAGATCGGCAGCAGGTGCAGCTGCGGCATGTCGTGGTAGATCTGCGGCCATGGAGTCTTCAGCCAGACCTCGTGCCTGCGCATGAGCTCGCGGACCACCGCGCGCTGGTGCAGGTTGTCACCCATCCCGGACATGCCGTGCAGCACGAGCGGTGCCTTGCCTGGATCGAGCGCTTTCTCGAGCGGCAGCTGCTCGAAGCACGTCAGCGCCGTGCGACGCGTCGCGTTGATGACGCGCACGCGATGCGCTCGCAGATCCTGGGCGAGCTCGTTCATGAGCCGCGCCCACTCGTGCATCGTGCCCAGGTTCGGGAGCCCGCCCTCGTGATCCCCGTGGAAGTGGCTCTCGTTCTTCGGACCGCGCTGCATGTCGTAGCCGAGCAGGATGTCCCGCGCGCAGCCCCAGTGATACACCAGGCCGAGCGCCATGTAGCCGCTGTTCTTGCCGAAGTGCGCGCGCCCTGGCTTCGTGCAAAGGCCGGCACCCTCGACGACCTCAATGAAGTTCAGCTTCCTGCGAACGCGGGCGGATACCGTGCCCCATTTCGCGCCGAGCGCGCCGCCGATGTCAGCGGCCGCCCACAATTCTCCGGCGAACGTGTCCAGCGCCTCGTCGCCATACACCGCCCACCATTGCGGATCCGCGGCGAAGAGCACATCGGCCCATAGCGCCTTGCGGAACGTCGTTCCTACGACGACTACGTGGCGGTCCTGCGGTGCCTTTCGCGTCCACGCCCTGACGAGCGCGACGTCGTGATCGGTGAGGCTTGGGCCACTTGCGATGCAGACGACGGTCGACCCAGCCCATCGTCCGGTACTTTTCCCGCTTCTCCCGCAACCACCGCGGCGCCAGCGCCAATGGACAACGCCTGGTCGACTCGTCGATCGACGATCCGCACGAAGCCGCGCTTCTCGAGCGCTGCAGCCGTGTTGCTGTCGATCATCACCTTCCGGCCCTGGTGCGCATCGATGCGATCGTGCACAAAGCTCGTGAGCGGGAGACACTCAACTTGCATGGATGTCCTCCAACAAAGCAAAGGCCCGACGAATCGGGCCCTGTTGAATAGGTGACGCCTTCCGGCGTCGTTTTACTGGCTCACTGGGCCAGCCTGCAGGTCGTGAACCTGCCCTTCCAGAAGTCTGTTTCCCTTCGACTGATTGACCGTTGCCGGAATCACTCGTAGGTTGAATTCATTGTGCAGCCCGCAAACCAGCGGATGCTTGAGCGGTATCTCGTGATCAACGTGCCACTTCTGCCCGGTCTGCCTGCTCAACTCGGCGGCCCGCCGGTAGACCGCTTTGATCGCTTCCAAGTTCGCCCATGACGGCGTCGCGCGCTGCTGTCGCGTCTGCCGCAATCTGCAGTAGTGCGCCGCCAACTCGGGGAACCGAGCGCGGTGCGCCGCTTTCGCCGCCCTTCGTTTCACATTGTGCTTCTGCCAATCGCGCCTGCTAATCTCTCTGATCTTGTCTCGATTGACGGCGCGTTCCTTGGCTCGCAGCGCCTTGAAGCGCTCCGGATTTCTTTCTTTCCAGTCGCGAGCGCGTTGCTTGTACGAATCTGAATCTGCACGGTAGCGCGCCGCAGCTTCAGCGTTCATGCGCGCTTTGTTGGCAACGTAGTACGCCGCCGCGTAGGCCTTCAACTCTTCTTTGTGCGCTTCCCGCCACGCCTTCAGGTATGCGGCTCGCGCAGCCTTAGAATCGGCACCAGCCATTTGACGAAGCTCCATTCGTTGGTGGTTAGAGGCCCCGGCAGATGTGATGATCTGTCGGGGCTTCGCCTATTTTACTGCGTGTTACGTGCTCGGCAAGTTGGCATTTTTGATGAACGCCTCGGGTCGATACACGGCGAGAGCCACTCTCTCCTCGGCTCTGATCGTGATCATATTCCTCACGAAGTCATCTTCGTTCTGCGTGGCAATTACGACGTTCACTTCCTCGCGGTCGAACACTTGGGCGCCAGCTCTGAACGCCCCGACGAGTGCCGTGTCCTGCGTCATCGATTGCGTCGGCACAACCGGGCGGCCCCACAATGCGGGCTGAGCCAAGCTCTGCGGATTGGCAAAGATGTACTGGCCGGTGTTGTCCTTCGTGAGCTCGATCGCCGCCCAGTCGGACGGATGCAGCACGATTCCCGTCGCCGGATACTGGGCGAGCTCTGCCTGCAGCAGCATCAAGCGCAGCGTGTCGATCTTGTTCGCCGACGCCACGACGATCGGCGCCGAGTACGCCGTCGCCTGGGTGTAGATGCCGTTCAGGTTGTTGCCTGATCCCGAGCCCTTCAGGAGCTGCCCTTCCTCGATCAGCTTCACGCCGTAGCGCAGGCGACCGTCGATGTTCGACTGCAGCTGCAGGAAGTCGTCGAGGATCTGCTTCGACGCCTTGATGAAGTGTGCAATCGTCGCGACGGGCGACTGAACCCACTCGTACACGATGGACGACTCGGGCTTGCGCGTCGTTGCTTCCGAGACCGGCGCAGCGTTGTTCGTAAAACCGGTCTCCCTGACGTACGAGATCATGTTCGATCCCGTCCGGCCCGGCATGATCAGGTCGCGCACCGTCAGCCGCTGCTGCGTTCCAGGAACGAGCGGCTGCTCATCCGGTCGGACGCCGACCGTGGTCGTGTCCGTGGTCGGGATGCTCGTGAGCTCGGCCTTTACCATGTAGAGGAAGCCAGACTGCACGGAACGCATGCCGCCGGCTTCGAGCCAGGCCTTGTATTCTGGCGACTCGACCACGCGCGCGCCGAGGGTCTTGACGATCTTCTTCTCGTCGGAAGCGCGCTGCGCGAGCTTCTGCTCGGCTTCCTGGAGGCGGGCCTGCAGCTCGCCTTGCTTGACCAGGATCTCGTCGACTTTGGGCTTAAGCTCGGCCGCCATGTCGCCGGTCTTCTTCGCTGTCGCCAGGGCCTTCTCGCCCATTTCCTTGACTTCATCGCTGATCTTGGCGAGGGCCTTCTTCGTCTCCTCGGCGATCGTCTTCAGATCCGGCGCGGTGTCCAGCATGATGCCGCCCGCCAGGGCCATCGAAGGATCCACGACGCCAAAGGCGAGCGCCACGCCGATCAGGGCGGCGACTAGCAGCCGCACCTGGTTTTCCTGCACATACGTCTTGATGCTTTTCATGTTTTCTCCAAAGAAAGTTGTCCGATGGTGTTCAGGTACTCCGCTACATCGGCAGCGCCAGGCGTACCGCCGTCAGCAGCGCCAGGCGTGCTGACTCCGGCAGCGCTAAGCGTGCCGGCCTTGAAATCTTGAAGCAGTGCGCGCCGCTCGCTTCGCGGCATGCCTGCCTTCGCTAGTGCGACGTCGATCGAATGCGCCGCCGCACGTTCCTGTGTCTTCGCCTTCTCGTCCTTCTTCACCTCGTCAGACGCGAGGAAGCCGTCGGCGAAACCCTGGTCGACCGCGGCCGCGCCGCCGATCCAGGTCTCGGCGTCCATCATCTTCTGCACGGCCTTGATGTCGAGCTCGGCGCGCGCCGCGTAGATGTCGGCCATCGCCGAGTCGAACGGCTCGAGGAAGTCGGCGACCTCGCGCAGATCGTTCCGGTTGCCCATCGCGATGACCCAGGTGTTGTGGATCATGAGGAACCCAGCTCGAGCGATCTGCACCTCGTCGCCGGCCATCGCGACGATCGAGGCTGCCGAGGCCGCGACGCCAAGCACCTTCACCGTCACCTTGCCCTTGTGCTCGCGCAGCAGGTTGTAGATCGCGAGGCCTTCGAAGAGATCGCCGCCGGGCGAATTGACGTTGACGGTGACCGGCTTATCGGCGCCGATCGCGCGCAGTGCGGCCGAGATCCGCTTCGCCGTTACGCCCTCGCCGGTCCAGGGATCGACGCCGATCGGGTCGAGCACGGAGATCGTGCTCTCCGTCTCCGCGGCCGCCCTGAGCTCGGGCGACCAGCGCTCGAACGCCTTCGGCATGACGTCCCAGCGCAGGCCGTTGGGGCGCTCGATCTTCTTCATCTGCGGCTGCGGCATGGTTCGCTTGCTCATCGCTGCTCCTTCGAGTTGTCGGCCGACACGGTTTCGATTCCGAGCCACGCTAGAAGCGCGTCTCGCGCACTGGTATCAGACGCCGCCGGCACCTTGCCCAGCTGATCGAGCGGCACCAGGTTCGACTGCACTGTGAGGACATCGCCGCCAGGCATTGGCGGGTCGTTCTCGAGCCGCCGGATCTCGTTGCGGGTCTTCCATCCGTTCTGCGCAGCCGACGCGTAGAAGGACTGGCGCGCCTCCGAATCACCGCGCAGCAGCCCTTCCATGTTGAACTCGGCGAAGAACGTTAGCCGCTCGACCGGCGTCAGCAGGTTCTTGCGCACCGCCTGCTCGATCCGCACACACCACTTGCGCAGCGCGAAGACCAGGAACCAAAGCATCTTCTGCTCGAGGCCGGTGCCCCAGTTCGAGTCCTTGCCGCCGTGGCCGACCATCGCAGGATCGAGGCCGAACCAGCGGCAGATCTCTTCGACGTTCCATGCGCGGCTGGCCAGGAGCTCGGCGTCGACCGGGTTGAACTTCAGCTTCTCGAACCCGGCGCCCTTCTCGAGCACGTAGACGCCGCCCTCGTCTGCGACCTTCTTGACGTGCGCGCGGATCTGCTCGCGCTGGTCGTTCTTCAGCACTGAGGTGACGGTGATGATCCCGGGCGAGCGCATGGCATCGCGGAAAGTCTCGGCGCTCGCCTTGTCCGTCGCGATCGACGTCCCGAGAACGTTGGCCCCGTACGACACCGGCGAGATCCCGCAAATCCCGTCAAGTGAAAACGCCGTGATGTGCATGATGTCCGCGCCGGCGATCACCCGCTCGGCGCCGTTGTCGTCCGTGTAGCGATACTCGAGCTCGCCATTCGGCAGCCGCCTGGGCGGCTTCATTCGCCACGGCAGGAGGAAGCCAAGCGCGATGACCGTCTTCCCGCTGCGTATGATCTCGATGTAGGCGTTGCCCCATAGCAGCAGCGACGCAACCACGACCTCCCAGAACACGACCGCCGTCATGTCGGCGTTCGGCTGGTTGTGCAGCAGGTTGTAGAGGTTGTGCCTGGTCGCGGCCGTGCGCGAGCCGTCTTCGTTCCGCTGGTAGAACCCTAGCGGCAGCGACGCCAGCGTCTCGGCAATCAGCCTGACGCACGCCCAAACCGTCGCGAGCTGCAGCGCGTTGTCGACGGTGACGCGCTTCCCGAGGAAATTTCCCCCGATGTTATGGAACAGATCTCTCCAGAAGCCGTGGTCCTTCAGCGTGATCGGAGTGCCAAGCCAATCCTGCAGCGCAGCCTTCACCGACAGCAGGCGCTGCCAGAAGCTGATATTCCTCATGCGAGGATCGGATCGGCGAGCGATGCGGAAATATCCTGCGAGTCCGGATTCAGCGACATCAGCGCGATCGCGTTGAAGAGCGCGAGCAACGGATCGATCTTCGCGGTCCCCGCGGCCTGCTTCGTGATGATCACGGCGTTCCCTTTCGGTTCGATCTTCGCGTTACCGCAGCACCAGTTCATAAGAGGCTGCCCACCGTGGATCAGCCCGCCTTCCGCGAGCTTGCGCTCCGCGGTCTTGATCGCGCCCGTCATCTTCCAGCCCTGGGAGATCCCGACGACCTTTTCCTTCGGCACGTCGGCGGCGACGATCGCGTCCAGGATCCCGCCGATGCCGGCCGGGTCGACGCCGACCTTGTCCAACTTCCCGGAGGCCTCGACCTGCGCGACGAGCGTCGCGACCTGGTCGACGTCATCGCCAATCCGCTCGACGAGCACGAGGTCGCCGTCCCGCTCGAAGTCGCGGAAGCGCTCGGCTTCAGACTTCCGGCGCTCGAGCACCGACGGATGCGCCCATGCGCGCGCCCATGCGATCCAGTTGCCGCTGCTTCTTTCGCGGCCGACCACGGCGAAACCGAGGAGGTCATCCAGGCCTCCACCGTCGATCCCGAGGTCGACCACTTCGCAGCGCTCGAGGAGCTGCTCGAGCGTGAAGCGCGGCTCCGCCTGGATCTCCCAGTAATCGGCGCCGGCCCAGCGATCGGAATGCAGGGCAAGCCCGACTTCGACGTTGAGGTGCTGCGAAGCCCAGGCGCGGAGTTCTTCCTCGCCCGTGTGCGCCGCGGCCGCCATTTCCTCGATCAGGCGACTTATCTCGATCGAGCGGCCCGAGTTCGGCGTCACCATCCACCAGTTCGCCGGATCGCGCCAGGCGTTGCGGTCCTTCTGCATCGCCGGCGGAAACTCGTAGAGCACGGGCAGCATCGCGCCCTGCATGCGGCCGTCCCGGATCGCCCGGGCCTTCATGAGCTCGGCGCGGAAGACGCCCGCCGGCTGCTCCTCGCTTTGCGTCGTGATGAACGCGAGGAACGCCTCGGGGTACGGCATCATCCCGCCGCGCAACTGCCGGACCGCGCTCGGCGCCTTGGCCGACTTCGCTAGGACGTGCAGCTCGTCGATCAGCGCGCCGCCGCTCACCTTCTGCCCGGTCAGCACCGACGGGTCGAAGGTCATGATCTCGAGCGTCGCCTTCGTCTCGCGATGCACGATCGTCTTCAGATGGTCCCGGATGTGCAGCTTCTTGCTCAGCACTCCGTCGAGCTGGATCGCACCGGAGGCCGCTTCGAACGCCTTCTCCGCGGTGTCCTGGACCGGCGCGGTCATGATGAAACTCGCCCGCGGCCGCATGTTCAGGAGCAGCGCCGTCAGCATCAGAAGCGCTCCGCCGGTCGTCTTGTTGTTCTTCTTCGGCACCAGCAGGAAGAGCTCGCGGATCATCCGCGCGCGCGTCAGCGGATCCAGCGCGCCGAAGAGCGCCCGCACGATGTCGCGGAACCAGTCGCCGCCCGCCTCGCCCATCGTCGGCGTGCCTGGCACGTCCGCCAGGCGCAGCTTGTTGAAGACCGCGACCGCCCGGTTCCCTTCCTTCGCGTTGAGCGGCAGATCCGGCACGAGCGACCGCCCGGACTTCAGGCGCTCCGCCCAGTCCGGACAGGCAAGATTCCAGCTCACTGCAGCGTCGTCGGCGGCTTCCCGTCGAGCAGCTCGCGCCACTCCGGATCAGAGTGATGCGCGGTCTTCGCGTCCGCGTCGGCCTGGTCCTTCTTCCCGAGCTTCGCAGGCTCAGCCGGCGCAGGTGTAGGCTCTGACGGCGCCGGCGGTTGCGGCGGCGGTACCGCCAGCTGCGGACTCACCGCCAGGTACGCCTTCGCCGCGCTCGAGCTCCCGCGCTTCGCTGCCTTGTGCAGCCCCTTGAGCGCTTCCATGCGCCGGATGTTGGCGCCGACCGATAGCTCGTCCTCGTAGTACTTCCGCAGCGTGTCGGTCGAGATCCCCATCGCGATGGCGATCTCCTCGTGCGGCATCCCGCCGCCGGCCGCGATCGAAACGTCCCGCCTGGTGCGCGGATTCGGCTTGTGGGCAGGCCTGCCGCGGCCGCGCTTCTCGGATTTTTCCGGCATAAATCAGCGTTCTGGCTGAGTTTTTCCCTGG